ACCCGCAACAAAACTGTGGCGTGGCTGCGGGATGTCGTGCGCCGTGAGGACTTGGCGTCGGCTGTTGAGAGCGGGGCAATTGATGGCAGTGCGGCTGTGACCTTGGCTTATAAAGAGCCAAAGGACAGCCGGACGGCATTGCAGCAAAATTACGAGTATGCAATCGCGCAGGGCATGACGCCAGAGCAGGCGCGGCAGTGGGTATCCAGCGGGCCGACGATTAACATGCCTGGCGCGCCGACGATTGGCACTATCCCGCAAGGCTACCAGGCAATCCAAGATCCCGCCACGGGGGCATATCGGTTTGAGCCTATTCCTGGCGGCCCAGCAGAGGCGCAGGCTCAGGCAACAGGGGCGCAAAAAGCAGAGCGGCAAGCGCTCGGAGCGCGGGCTGGTGGCGTTGTTCTGGAAGACATCGCGCGCATCCAGAAAATTGCAGAAGAAAGCAATCTGCCGATTGCTGGCCCCGTCGGATCTGTCCTGTCGAGCATCCCCGGCACAAACGCATATGACGTTTCTGCCCTGGCGCAGACGATCCGCGCCAACATCGGCTTTGACCGCCTGCAACAAATGCGTGAGGCAAGCCCAACAGGTGGCGCGCTTGGCCAAGTTTCAAACCAAGAGATTTCAACGCTTCAGGCAGTTCTGGGCAACCTGGACCAATCGCAGTCGCAGCAGCAGTTTGAATACAACATGCGCCGGCTTGGCGAAATCTACACCGACATCATGCGTAAGTTTTCGGCCTACCCGAATGCTGCGGAGTTTGGGATTGCTCCGGCGACAATGTTAGAAACATCTGCAAGCGGAGCGCCAGACTTTTCCAAGATGACAGATGCAGAGCTTGAAGCATATATTGCGGAACAAGGGCGAATTGCCGATCAACTTAGGGGGCAGTGATGGCTGACGGGAATAATGCGGCACTGCAACAGGCACTGCTTGAGCGCGCGCGCCGTGAGCAAGCGCGCAGGATGCAGGCACAGCCAGAGCAAGGCCTGATGGGCATGCTCTACGAGAACGTAGTCGGGCGCGGTGCGGTTGACACCCCCGGCGAGCGGGCAGGTGAGCTGGTTCGCGGCCTTGGGGCTGGCGCTATGCGCGGGGCGGCGGAGTTGGTCGGCCTTCCCGGCAGCGCCATGCAGGGCATGGATTACCTCGCGCGTCGTGCAGGCCTGATCCCAGAAGAATATCGCTCGCCTGTTGCCGAAGCTATGTCAGGCGCTGGCCTGCGCCGGGGGCTTGAGCAAGTGACGGGCGGCGCATCTGAATATGTTGCCCCCGGCACGGCTGGGGAGTTTGCCGGCACTGTCGGTGAGTTTGTTGGCGGCGGTGCAGGCGGTAAACTTAAACCGCTTGTTGCTGGCGGCTTGGCCAGCGAAGCTGCGGGGCAGATGACTGAGGGGACGGCGCTTGAGATGCCGGCTCGAATTGCCGGCGCCTTCTTTGGGCCTGTTGCATTGCAAACTGGCAACAAAACCGTGCAGGCAATGTTCAAGCGTGCATCTGATCGTCCATCTCTTGACACTCTGCGAGATGCAAAGCGCGCGGCATATGCTGATGTTGACGCCTCTGGTGTTAAGTTGCCAGCTTCTGTCGCGGACGACATAGTGACACAAGCAAATGCTGCGGCTAGTGCAACAAATTATGTGCCTGACGTTGACCTGCAAACCAAGGCCGCTTTAGGTATTTTGCAAAACCAAACTGGCAAGCAATTGAGCATTAGTGAGTTGGACAAAATTAGGCAAGGGCTTTGGACACGCTATAACCGCGCGCCAAATGAGGTAGCTATACGCGAGATGATTGACATTGTGGATGACGCAATTCAAAATGCTCCGGGCGGCGGTGACCTTATGTCTGCTGCGCGCATTGCAAATTCTCGGTTCAAAAAAGCAGAATTGCTTGATAACGCATTTAAGCGAGCAGAAGATCAAGTCGCGGCAACTGGATCTGGCGGGAATACTGTCAATAAATTTCGCCAATCCGTTTCCAATATTATCAACAACCCGAAACAGGCAAAGTTTTTTACGCAAGAAGAAATTGATTTTATGCGTCAATTTGTGCGTGGGAATGTTTCGGAAAATACGTTGCGCTTGATTGGCAAGTTGTCTCCCTCCGGCAACGGCTTAATGACAGCACTAAACATTGGCGCAATTGCAGCGGAGCCGATGATGGCGACAGTAACAGCCGCAGGCGCTGGCGCAAAGGCGCTTTCTGAAGCATCAGCAAGGCGTGGAGCTGAGGCTTTGAAAACAATGGCCGCTACTGGTGCCGCCCCCATTCAGCAACCAGCTATGACAGCGCGCCAAGCAGCTTCAATGATCCCCGGCCTTTTGGCTCAGTGAGGTAAAGATGGAAGAAGAAATCGACATCCTGTTTGGCATCGCGCCCGAGGCAGAAGAAGAAATCTCAGGCCCGCAGCCATTGTCGGATGAGATTATCGGCAGCATCGCCAAGCGTGCGGTTGATGACGCGGTTGATTTTATCGAGGGCGACATTGCCCCAGCAAGGATCAAGTCGCAGCGGTATTACCAGGGCGAAGTTGACCTTGGATATGAGACTGGCCGATCAAAGGTCGTGGCGACGCGTGTGCGCGACACCGTGCGGGCGATCAAGCCCAGCCTTATGCGCGTGTTCCTGTCATCCACCAGCTTTGTTGAATACACCCCACGCGGGCCAGAGGACGTGCGGATGGCCGAGCAGGCCACGACATACATGCACTGGAAGTTTAACGAGCTGGGTGGGTTCCGGCTATTGTCTGACGCGTTCCACGACGCGCTGGTTAAAAAGGCCGGCATCGTCAAGGTTTTCTGGGAGGATGTGGACACGTCAAAGGTCTACACCTTCACCAACATTGACGACATGCAATACACTGCGCTGATCACAGACCCAGACGTTGAGGTGATCGAACACAGCGAAGTGTCGGAAGAAATTGACATTCAAGCTGCCGGCATTGAGGCACAATTTACGCAGCCAAAATATCACGACGTTAAAATTATCAAGCGCAGCACCAAGGGCGAGATGCGTGCGGTAAGCGTTCCGCCAGAGGAGTTTTTCATTGATCGTGACGCTCGGTCAATCGACGACTGCTACGTCTGCGGCCACAGCACTGACATGCGTGCTGGTGACGTTATTGCGATGGGGTATGACGCCGACATCGTTGACAGCCTAGACAGCAGCTCAAATTTGATTATCGGCAGCGAGGAAGAAGAAGCCCGGCGCGATTATCCAATTGACGTTGACCAGACCGACGACCCGGCAGATCCAAGCATGAAGCTGGTGATGATCACCGAGGCATACATGCGGATTGACGCTGATGGCACGGGCGTTCCCATGCTGCATCGCATCACGCTTGGCGGCAGCGGATACAAGCTGCTTGGATATGAGCCAGCCGACGAAATCCCGTTTGCCGTGTTTGAGATTGACCCGGAGCCACACACCTTCTTTGGCCATTCGATTGCGGATCTGATCATGTCTGATCAGGACGCGTCAACAGCCATCTTGCGCGGCATCCTTGACAACGTGGCGATGGTCAACAACCCGCGTCTGGCTGCCGTTGACGGGCAAGTCAACATGGATGACCTGCTAAACAACGAGATTGGCGCGATCGTCCGCATGCGGGCGCCGGGCATGGTCCAGCCGCTTGAGGTGCCATTTTCCGCAGGCCAGACATTGGCCGCCATGCAGTATATGGACAACCAGATTGAGGTCAAAACTGGCGTATCTCGCGCCAGCATGGGCTTGGATCCTGACGCGCTGCAATCAACGACTAGGGCCGCCGTGTCTGCCACAGTGCAGGCTGCTGCGGCTCAGGTGGAAACAATGGCACGCAACCTGGCCGAGGGCGGCATGCGTCAGATGTTTGGCCTGATGCTGCGCCTGATGGTTAAAAACTCAGACGCTGCCACCATGATGCGCCTGAACAGCACATTTCAAACGGTTGACCCGCGCGTGTGGGATGCCGACATGGACGTGACGGCAAACGTCGGTCTCGGCACCGGGCGCGAAGAAGAAAAGGCGATGGCGTATCGTGAGGTGTTTGGCATCCAGAGCCAGATCATGC